AAAATCTGGATGGCAACCAGCGAATACATTTACGACAACGGCCCGCGCTGGCTTTACGACTTTCTGCTGTCATGGGGAGGGTTTTATGCGTACAGCATGGGCTATGAGCATTATCGGGAGATGCGGGGATGAGTGAACTGCGATTAGTATTCGGTGGAATGGTGCCGGAGCTGGCTGTACAGGCCGAGCGTCAAGGCTACGTAATCAAAGACGCAGCCATCGAACAGAAAAAGGCGAACGCTATATTTTTTCTTAATATCCACGGAATCATCACCGACGGCGAGGCTCACAAAGCGAGACAACGTCTGATGAAGAAAATAAAGTTTGATGAGGTGGAGTAATGACCCCCACCGAACGCCGCGCCCTGCACCCAGCCGCCATTGTCGAAGCGTGGGAATGGATAGACACCTACTGCCCGCACTACGCCACGCAGGGACGCGACTGGCAGACGACGGATAACATGAGCGCAGCCAGCCAAGTGATGGCAAGGCGGCATCTGGAGACACTGCGCGATGCTGGACTGATAGAGGTTGAATCAGCGCCGCCGCGCGGGAACTTTGTCAAGAAACCGCTTTAACACCTACCCGCAATCCTTGTCCTCCGGATGGCGCTGGCAATACTCAGTCCAGCCGTCCGGACCCATCACGGCATCACCAAGCACCGGGCGCGCCGTTCCGCATCCGGCCAGCATCAGGACCACCCACGCAACTCCCGCCACTCGCCACCGCATAGCATCGACTCCCACTCATAATCCAGCATCATCGGCGAAACAGGCCGCTCTTGCGTATTATCCAGGATAAACGCCCCGTCATCGGTATCGACATACAGCACGACATGGCCGACGCCGCCCGGCTGACGGCATGTCACCAGAGCCATTCGATCCGCAGGCCATCCAGCAGCCAATAGACGCGCCCGCTTGGCAAGCGCGTAGTCCTCGCAATCGCCACGGCCGGAAGCGGGCTCCCAGTGCTCAGGTACGCCGTATTGTTCGGCGTCCGATGCATAGTCAGTAGTCGAATTGACAGCGCGGTGTATCTGCGCGGCAAGTTCAAACGAGCATGGCCTGTTCACGATCATAGCCCCGATAATGCGCCGTCACACGACAGCGCCGGTTGCGTCCACCCACGCCGTTCCGTTGTACCAAATCGGCTTTCCGTCGGCATCCAGCGTCGTATCCATGTAAACCACGCCGATATCAGTAGCCGCCAGTGTCGGCCGGTTTGCCGTCGTGTTTTTTGACACCCCGGACTGGCCTGACTGCCGCCACGTTGATGCGCTGGCGCTGTTTGTGGTCGCCGTGTATTCGGACGGATTGCCATAGGCCGCCTCTGGCAGGTAGACGCGCATCCCGACAAGGCCAGCAGCAGACGGAGCGGCAGCAGCATACCAGCGGCCATTGATGTCTGATCCGGACGCTACATTGGCAATCGTGCCGCTGTTTACGGCGATGGAGAATTTGCTGTACGGATGATTGCCGTTGACGACAAACCCAAGCAGCGTGTCCGGAGCTTCAAAATCCGCAAGTCGCCCAACCAATCCGGACATATCGCAGTTTTCAAACGTCACCTTGCCATAGTTTGGCGATGATGATCCGATGCGCGCAAAATTCACGGCCGCAGCAAGTTTGCATCCGGAAAACTCAAAAATGCCATTGCGGTAGGCATCAATCACGCTGTCGAATCGATCATCAAACTCGCAATTGATGAACGACACGCGGAACGGCAGCGCGCCGGAATACAGCGCCGGAGACTGTATGGCGTACCCGGTGACGGATGCGGTCATGTCATCGTCTCCCTCGATGCGGCAATTGACGACATTGAGATACATTCCAAACGTCGTTTTGCTGCCGTCGAAATACCACGGCGACAGCGCGCCAGCGTCGACCCTGACGCGGATCAAACTGTCGGAAATAGAGCTACCCTGAGCCAGCCGGAACCATCGCGTGGAGCTGGCGCCGGTGTACGTTGTCGCGACACCGATAGTGCTGTTGCGGACAGTCACCAGCGCGTCGTAAAACACCGTATTTAGCGCGTAGGTGCTGATGGTATTGACGCGCATCCCTGTGTTATCAGCGCTGAATCCGCCGATGTCGAGGATGTCAAAACGGCACGCGGTAATAGTCGCCAGCGTCGGAATGCCATCCAGAGGGCTTGAAACGTTTGGCTCGGATTGCAGGAAATACCCGGTACAGCCGTCAATCGACAGGTTTTGAACGCACGCCTGGAACTCAATATCACCGCGCGGAGACCCGGTGTAGTTCGCGTTTCTAGCATGGCACCCGATGATGACCGCAGAGTTGATTCGACCTTCAGCAAGCACAATATGGCCGCCGATACGATCCAGCATCACCAGATTCTCAAACCACGCATTGCGCAGTACGGCCGTGTTTTTGATGTTGATGGCGATGGTGTGCGCCTGTTCATATTTCGTGTCAGGCGACGGCAAAGGCGTATTTGCGCCATTTTTATCAAATGTCAGGTCGCGCACGGTCACCGACTCGGCGACGTTTGTCCCTGTTGCCGTGATGTACAGCATTTTACAGGCGGTAGCGCCGGTGTCGCCGCCTTTGTTCGCTGATTCGCGGATGATGCTGACGTCTGGTCCGTCGCCATACATCACAAGAGACTGGCCATTGCCGAGTGTCGCGGTGATGTTCGGCGACAAAGGGCCCATAACGAACTCGCCAGCGGGAACATACACCGCCAATCCATTTGTCACGCAGTAGGTAACGACATCCTGAAAAATCAGCGAATCGTCTGTAGAGTTGTCGCCTTTAGCTCCAAACCACCGGACATTGATTGCGCTGGTATTTACGCGTTTCCACCGGCCTGGTGGTACCCCTGTCACCTGAATGATGGTCCCGCCGTTGTCGGCGGCCGTGCTCGCGGCGTCGAACCAGAAGTCGCCGCCTCCGTTGTCGCCAGCCGCCCAATACCCGAGCACTGTCACCAACTGACCATAGGCCGCGCCGCCAAGGTTGCGCAGGTCGGCAATGGTGCGCACGGACTGGTTACCGGCGTTGTTTCCTGTCACGTCATCGCGCTGCCAAATGAGCGTGTCGTCGGCCGCTGTCAGTTTGAATCGATATGGGTAATCGCTGTCGAGCCAGATGTCGGCGTAACCCTCAGCATCCAGGATGACAGGGTTTGTATTAGGCGTGCCGTCAGCGTCGGAATATGTTGCTTTCGGATCATCCGTATTGTTCAAGCTGGTGTAGAGTTTACCACCGGCCAGCGGGTTTCCGTTTTCATCATCAAACCGGACTCGCGGCCACGGCGACAGGGAATACGCCATTATTGATCTCCGTTTGTGGCGTTTCCGCCGGTTAACCACGGGTTTTGACGACCGACGAACGCGCCAGCCGCAGATGCCTGTTTTGCCTGTTGTCGTGCGATAAGATCAAGCAGGCCAGACATTTCTATCAGTTTCGCTCTGGCGGCAACACCTTTCAGCAGCAGGATGCGTCCCATCTCGTTTCTGATCGGCTCTGGCAAATCAGTGCTTTTGACGAGCTTCTGAATCCAGCTCATTGCGCCGGGAACATCGCCTGCTTTCGCCGATGCAGCGCCTGCCGCCGCTTCTTTGATGGCTTCGATGCCGAGGTCGTCAGCGTTTGCCAGTCGCGTTGCCGTCTGCGCACCGCCACCGACCGCGCCTTCCATCAGCTTGAGCTTGGCCTGCTTGGCGAGCGACGAGATAAACCGGCCAGCGTCCTTGCCAAACGCGAGCTGGATCTTCTCCCGCGTTGCCGGGTTCTTCCAGTTGTTCATCAGCCACGTCTGTCCGGACTGATCCCCAGCTTTTTCACGTATGGCCTGCATGAGACCGACGCGCATTGCAGCAACCTCTGACTCCGACAGACCGGCAATAGCTTGGCGTACCGAGAAATCCTTGTCCGGCGCAAACGCCATCCGCCCGAGTTCTGCGGCGTCTTTGAGTTGCGACGGCCCGGCATAGGCATCGCGCGCCAATTTGTAGATGCTGCGTCCCCCTTCGTCTTTCGGAGACAGCTTGTCGAGTTCGTCAATCAGGCGACGGCGAATACCTGTAATTGCGGCAGCCTGATTTTTCGACCCCTCGCGCAGATACCCCTGTTCCACGTCATACAGGTACTGCTTGAGCGCATCAAACCGAGACAGCGGGGCAACTGCTGTTTTCGTACGCTGACCATTGACGCCGACGACATTTACGCCTACCAGCGCCTCGCGAAGCCCTCGACCGGATATGCCAAGCGTTGCCGCATATTCATCAGCCCCGCCCAGATATTTGTTGGCATCCTGCAAGACCTCGCGCAAACCGCCGCTCACCGGCAATGATACATCGCGGATCTGGTCGTAAAACGGTTTGGAGTTGGCAATCGCTGCTCTTTCCAAGTCATCGACAGTCTGCAAGTATTGCGCGCCTTTCGTGCCGAGCGCCTTTTCCGCATCGCGCATGATGGCCGCACCTCGTCCTGCTTGCCGCTGTATTGATGCCTGGGTTGCCATCTCCGGCGTTTTCCCCGGTAGCGTTGCCAGCGTATCAAGAGTGCGGCGCGTCTGCTGGCCTCCGACATCGACGATTCTACCCTGCGGCCCAAGATACCGCTGATAGGCAAGCAATCTGTCCATCGGCCTGTTGATGGCGACCTGTGGCTGGTCTCGAATAAGTTGTTCTGCGACTTTTCGTGTCGCGTAGTCGTCGCGTGACATTCCGGCTGGGCGCATAACCGATGGCACGGCACCGGCGATCGCACCGGATGCTTTCGGCGGAAGCGCGCGGCCAGCACGTCCGACAATCCCTGACAGTACATTGACGACAGGAACCGATGCTCCAGCCGTAGCGCCAGACGACGCGCCGCCGGTCAGGATGTCGCTCAGAAGATTGCGCCCGCTGCTCTCAGACTCTCCAGCCGCAGAGAGAGAACCGTATCCGGCAGCCGTTGCCGCAGCGCCCGCCATGTTACGCATGAGGTTGCTTGCGCCGGTTGCGCCAGGTTTGAGAACGACCTGCGGACCTCCGACAAAAACAGGCGCGGATGTCATCAAAGGCGCAACAGTCGCTGTAATCGGGTAATCCTTGCGATACTGCTCCTCCATGCCGCGAATTATGTCGCGGGCCTGTCGGTATTCTGGGAAAAAATCACCGCCAGTAGCTACGGATTTCACGCCATGAACTGCGCCGGTAATCTCGTCCAGGAATCCAAACAGCGGGCCTTGGAGCGCTGTAAAAGCGCCCTGTAGTGGCGATGGCAATTCAGCTCCGGATGCCCTGCTTGTAGCCGTTGCAATCGCTTCATCAACACTGGATTGATGGTCAGCAAGCGCGGCATCAATATCAAGTTTTGCCATGTTTATAACCCCGCTCCAGCCGCTGCTTTTCGGATTTCGTCATCAGTCCATCCCGACTTTTTCAGCTTGCCGATTTCAGCCGACAGTTGTTGCTGAGTCTTGATGTTTCTCGATTTCAGCCACTGAGCGGCAATGCCAATATCGCGTGATTTCGGCTTTTCCTGAGTAGACGGCTTCACGTCGTACATGACCACGCGCTTTGGATCGATGCCAGCGCCTGTTGCCAATTCGGAATAACGCGCGTTCAGGTTGCGCTGCGCATCTTCCGCAGCCTTTACATATTGATCAGACAACCGCGCAAAATCCGCCTTTTGTGTTGGCGTCAGTACCTTGCCCATTTCAATCGTCGTCCAATACGATTGCAGCCGGTCGATCATGCCTTGTGTCTGCATCGCCATGCCGAGTTCAGATTCACGGACAACGGAACCGGGATCAAGCATTTTCATGTAAGCGGTTGCAGCCGATAGCGTTCCGGCTGCCGACGGGTCAGCAAGAGCGGACTTGATGATAGCGGACTGGCGCTTGATTTCAGCGTAGTTCTTGCTATCAGTGCGATAATCATCACGCAGCCCTGACTCGACTTGGATGCGCTGATATGGCGATATATCCGGCTTTTTCTCGGTAACCGGCGCAGGCAAAACGGTTCCAGGCTTGATGCTGGCAACATCAATAGCCTCAATTCCACGGCCCGTTTCCCTCAGTACGATGTTGCGATTCGGCTGCTCAGGTGCCGTCTTAAATCCGGTCGGCTCATAGCGGCCGGTCATCATATTGAGCGCGTATTCCATGCCGTCAGGTCCAGTCTTTGTTTCAGCGCCAAACGGCTTGGCTTGTGACGCTTGACCGGATCTACCCGCCTTCATCGCCTCAAATGCGCCCTGAATGTCGCCAGCCCTGAACATGGCGTCAATGCTGGCGGCCTGCATGTCATCAATCGTCGGCTGTCGCCCTGGAACTGCCGGAGCAATCTCGCGCGCGCTGACCTCATACGGAGCCTGAGGAATTCCCGGCGTGCCTTGATTATTCCACCGGAAGTCGGTTGCCATTTGCGCAGGCTTACCCTGCCGGATAGCGTCGATTGCCTCGGTCATGTACCGATCCGTGTCTGTCTCACGGCGGCGCTTGCGCGATTCGTAATCCATCCGCATTTCATCCAGTTTTTGCTGGATGGCATTGGCGCGCGCATTTTGCATGACGCCAGCCGGGTTCAGCGGATTGCCAATAGCCGCCAGCGGCAACCGGGTATCAAGATTGACAGCCATCGACCATCTCCTTACTTTTTGCCGTAGTAGTACATCGACCCCAGGCCAACTATGTCGGACAGCATGTTCTGATTCGCACCGGCCTTTGCCGCGTAGGCGCTCGCCCGCGCGTTTGCCGCTTGGCCGATGTTCTGGCCGTACTGACTGGCGTAGTTTCCAGACAGTTGCGCCAACTGATTGCTTGTCTGCTGCCCGGTATTCGCCAGACCTGCCAGCCGGTTATAAATGTCGCTGTTCTGCTGCGCCCAGCGGTTGTAGGCGTTTTGATATTCGTCGGATGCAATGCCCTGATTGACACGCATGGCCTCTTTCAGCGCCGCTCCGGAGTTGAGCATCCCGCGCGCAGCCTGAGACCTATCCATGCCGCGCTGCGCTTCGCCAACGCGGAACTGGTATCCTGGATCTTGCTGAAAATCCTGCGCGCTGAATCGCGTGGTCATGTCAGATCCAGGCCGCATCATTCCCGCCAGTTGAGACAGCGATTGCGCGCCCTGTTTGCGCCACGGCTCAAGATCCTCTCGGCCCTGCTGGTACATCTTCCATTCGGTTTCGTTCGCCGCTTGTGCCGCCTGCTCTTGGGCAGCGGCTGCCGATTTTGCTGCTTTGCGCTGGCTTCGCGCGTTTACGCCAGATGCCAACGCCCCGGCGATAAGAGCTGTTTCGATGCCCATGATTACCTCATCTCATAATGCAGGACGTGGCCAGTGTTGCCCGTCATTGTAAACCCAAATCGTTCCACAAACTCGCGCCCGGCATCGTGATCGACGTTTACTGTCGTCACCAGCCTACCATGTAAAGCCTTGTGCCGCATTACGCGACGATACATTCCCGGCGTGGCCCAGCGCCGGAAGAAATCGGGCTTGATGCAGCAATGCAACTCCGGACCATTTACCATTATTGCGCCAGCCAGTACACCATCAACGACCACCGGCCAGAATTCCCAGCCTGACGTGTCCGCCGCGAAATCATCAAACCCGTAGCCGGAAGGGAATTGCCATTTGCTGGCATCCCATGCGGCCATGACAACGTCAACTGATTTCAATTCCGCTCGCCGTCAGCACGATGGCGGTATTTGCATCGGCCAGCGCCTGGATAAACGACCCGGACGGAATGTTCTGGCCGAGCATCTCATAGCATATGTAGGTCTCTCCAGGCATGATGGATTTCGCCGAGATGATTTTGTTGCTTGTTGCCGCGCTGCCTGCCGATGGCACGATATGAACGGTCAGGGTATGCGCGGCCGTGTCGATATTCGTCGCCGTCATCGTATCGACGCGCCCGGTGACGCGCGTTGCGGTGTAATAGGTTGCCGCAGTGTTGGTGATGTGCTGCGGCGCAATGAGTTGTTTCGCAGTAGTTGTCATGATTCAGCCTCTAATGTATCTCGTTCCAGGTGATTGCCGCCGTCATTTCCGACGCGGCCCCGCTTGTAACCTCTGCCGTTATCACCAACTCGTCACCCGCTATCAGGACAATGTTCAGGTCATCCAGCGAGATTGACGCCCGTCCAGACGGCCCTACGGAGTAGACGCCAAGGTTTCTCCCGCCAGATACCGTTGTTCCTGCGGTGTCGTAGGTGCAAATGGAATTCGTCTCGTCGATATAGGCATGTGCTGTAGTTCCGGAAACTGTCGGATTCAGGAACATGCGGAAGACCGCGCCCTTGGTGCTGTCGGTGCCGATAGAAAGCAGTTTTGGAGTCATGATGGCATTATTCGACCTGTCTCCGAACTCACGTCGGATCTGGATGCTCAAGACCTGAGTTTGCGTGGTGACGCCAGTCGCGGTTCCTGATTGCCCGAACACATGCGACCTGTCCACGCGCCCCTGCAATCCACCCATTGCCGACGCACCGGCAACGGTCAGATTAGTCGTGCTGCCCATCGATGCAGACACCCAACCGACACGCAAAGTCGGGTTTCCAAAATTGGTTTGAGCATTGGCGTTCGACCAATCAACGACATGCACCAATTGCCACTCGCGGCGCGTGGGATGGAATACGCTGAACCTGAGCGGGCCATAGCCAAGGTAGGCAAACTCGAACTTGAACAGGTTCCCTTTTGTTGGATCGAGCCATGATGCGGTGTCAACATTCCAAGACGACTTTGCGGTCCACGTTTCTGTCGGTGTCGCCCCTGCCTTGTTCTGCACTATGTTTCCGGCAAACGTCCCAGCGCTGACGGAAACGGAATAGGCTCCGGATTTTGCGCCAACGCCTTTGTAGACAAAAACAACCGTGCTTCCGATATGCTGGATGCTCCATAGCGTGGCCGCAGCGCCAGCATTGAGCGCCTGCTCGATTTCATGCGCGTTCTGCGTTGTACTGCCCGATGTGATGGCGGCGGTATAGGCAACGCCGTCCAGTGTTACCGTCACCGTTGCAGCGCCGCCAGATCCGGCCGTCACGGTCAGCGTACGAACCTCGATCTCGCCGTGATGACGATGCATGATTCCAAACGACGTGCCGTTGTATCCGAAAAACATGCCGTCCGTGCTGCTGAAAAATCCGACAGCTTGCAGGCTGCTGGCGACTCCGGTCGTAAACCGAGCCGTTGCCCGAGCCTCTGCGCCAACTCCAGGCTGATAGACAACAGGCTGACGTGACCAGATGACTCCATAACCGCCAATGCTAGTCCCCGTCGTGAGTACGAACTCGCCATTGGTAGCCGCAACAGCGCCGCCAGTAGCCGAAAACGATTCGCATTCCTCCAATATCCCGTACGTGGCCTTGAGAGTGACATAGGGGCGCATCTCAGTGATAACGGTATCGCCGAATGTTGACCGGCTAATCTTTTGCTCTGGAATATACGACATCACCATGCCCTCCATTCTGTGCCGTTGCTGATGAGCAAAAGGGCCGTATATTGCGTTGTCAGGTCTGTCGTCGCCGCGCCATTGACCTGCCCTGACAGCGTGACATAGTTTCCAGATGCGTCGGATTTCGCCACGCCGATCATTTTCCCGCTGTTGGTTGATGCTGGCGGAAGCGTTATCGTTACCGCGCCGGATGTCGCATCAACGTCGGCAAACTCGCCAGTTGCAATGGATGCCGATGCGCTCAGCACGAGGATTGACATCTGTTTGGGGGGCGGGATTCTTGCTGGCGACAACATCGCCGCATCTTGAGCCAGTTTCGCGACATCAATGCGGGAGATGACGGGCGGCACGTACTCTGCTGGCTTCTCACGAACTCGCGACGACATCAGCGCGCAGGATTGCGCATCCTTGATAGCGGCTCCAGCCAGGCCGAGCGCCAGCATTCCGGAAGACTGGTCAGCAGATTGGCCGACGGTTTCCGTTCCAGGTTCGATGCCATTGATCACCGCATAGACCTTATACAGCCAGTCCCGAAACGCCCTGTTGTCTCTCGGGTCAGGTGGCGGCGGCAGGATGCGGCTCATCAGGCTTTTCTGCCCCAGACCGTCACAGCAACCTGCACGCCAGCAGTCCAACTCGACGGCGTAAACGTGATTGATTTCAGCGGCCGACCCTGGATATAAAACCCGGTCAGCGCCGTGGGATCGATGTTGATCGCCGCGCCGCCAGACGTCACTGTTTCAGAGGTGCCATTTTTCGGCACTGCAGTAACAGCCGTCGTTCCGGCTGCGGGACTGCCAACAATCAGCGCCAATTCCACCGAGTACAGGTCACATGCGGCCGCAGGGTCAATAGTGATCGTAGTTGCCGACCCGGTGACAACAACGCCATCGCCGACTTTGTACATATTGCTCATTCCGGTTTCTCCTTTTCTGCGTCGCCAGACTGTGTAACAACAAAAACCTCACGCTCGCCATCAAACGCGACATCAACCGCATCTTCCGGCACCGGCTCCGCATAATCGTACACGTCGCCAACTTTAACCGCTTTGATGATCTTCATCCGCAAATCTCCAGATAAGCGTTTGTGATGTTTATGGTGTCGGCCGCACTGGACGCTTGCAGCGTCAGGTTGAGCGTCACGGCGTTGGCCATCGTGTGTGCTACGCCAACTGTTGCTGACGGTGTAAAACCAATCCCGTTCGCCACGTTGCTTGTGTTACCCTGCGTTAGCGTTATGTTTCCGCCAGATGCAACTCCGGCGGCAAGCCGCGACATCGTTACACCTCCGATGTTTGACGCTGATGTTGCGAGGTTGTATCCACAAATCGTGCCGGAAGCGCCGTTGTAACGTTGCCTTAATGTCGTTGTCCCTGCTGTTCCAGCTTTGGTAATCGTTGCTCCATGCTCAACGTTACACATCGGTGACAGCATCCCCGCCGGGATCGTCGGTGCCCATGCGTTAACCTCGGACGTCGTGCCAGTGGACGACACCGCCGCCGCCATGACAAACGGACGCTGACGCCCTCCGCGCGGTTTCCAGTACGTTCCGTCTGAAACCCACTCGCTGTTGTTGTAGTCGCTGGCCATGCGGACCGTGCCAGACGGAACAGATGACGCCGCCGGGAAATTGGCCCACGTAGAGCGCGTGACTCCAGATGATGCCGCACCGGAAAGCCCGGTATTTGCCTCAATTGCCATCAGTGATCTCCTGCCTCTGCGTCAAGATACGCTCCAAGGATAACGGTTTTGACCGGACAGCTGCCCGTGATCCTGAATACCCGGTCACGGCTGCATCCCAGTCGGTTGAATGTGATCGACGGTTTGAATGCGCCAATTTTGCCCATGCTTGCCGAGCGCTTACTGCACCACGTGTGGCCACCGTCATCTGACCAATCCAGATAAACTGACGGGTCGATGCCGTGTCCAGATACCAGACCGACACCGCGCTCCATGTTGATTGTCAGCGAGCGAAACATGACTCGCTTGTAATCCTGCACGATGCGCGGCGTTGTACGCTCCCAGCAAATCGGCAAACCTCCGTCCGTGTACGTGGTATCTGACAGTTCCCAAACCTGATTTGACGCATAGTCGCCGACAAGGTGCTTTCCGAACGCAAATACATGGCAGTTAGCGCGGTCGCGTCCTTGCGCGTAGGTCTCGCGGACATGCCATGCCAACTCTGGATCCTGAATTGATGCGTCGTATACGTAGGTCTTCATCGACTCCGGAAACGACAGCACGTAGAAGGTGTGACCCGATTGCTGGTATGAAAAAGCAGTGGCCTTTTCAATATCCGGCATCTGTCCGATTTCATATTCGATGCCGCGATTGCTGATAATCTGCGGATTGTACTGGTCGGCACGATAAACAAGGCCCTGACCATGCGCATTGCGGCCAAGCCAAAAAATCGTATTGTCGGCTTTAGAGATGGATTGCGGCGCTGCGCATCCGACCTCAAGCACCGCGCCATCACGCCTTGCCAGCGGGAAATCAGTAGCGCCGGAGTTGTACCAGATTTCGATGGATTGCGATCCAAACAGCCACAGCTCCCGGTGATCAACAATCAGTCCAACGATGTCATCGAGATTTGATTCCGCCTGGGCAAAATCCAGGGCATCAAACGACGACCCGTCATTGATTGCGGAGATGTAAAACTGTTGGGAGTCTGGAATGGCAAAGACGAAATAGCCATCCAGATAATCAACCAAATAGCTGCCAGCAAAATCGGTGTCTGTCACCGCAGTCACGCTGCTTCCGGTGATGATGTAGGCATTCTGCCCGGTGACAGCAATGACATGATTTCGGTTTGCCGACAGCGCCACGCGTTTTGTTCCGTCGAGCGTAATCGTGCCGATGCGAGTGCCCGCGCCAGTCTCGTTTATGCGATAGACCTCGTTTCCTGAGATGGCGATAACCAGATGATTGTGGCTTATCATCGCCCGTATCGGTCCATTGCCGACGGCGGCGAATTCCGTTTTTCCCGGCACCATGTACAGCGCAGACCCGGATTCAGGCTCTGCCGTGTCAGTCTCCAGGTACAGATTGACCGTGCGCTGGGCATCCTGATTGACGGAGCGCCGTTTGCTGTAGCCACCCAGCAGCGGGACCTTCATGTTGATCCCGACCGAATAGCATTGATGTCGGAATAGCCGCGACGCCTCATTAGCAGCGGGTCAAATACGGCAGATGGGATTTGCAGGTTGACGCGGCGGACGATTTCCAGCGCATCCGATGCGGTTTTTGCAATCTCGGCAGCGACAGAAACCCCATACTCCGGAGCCAGTTCAATGGCCAGGTTGTACCGGATGGCGCGGATGAATTCCGGAGGATATGGCATCGTGTCGTACAGCGCCAAATCAGACGGCGGCGCGACCTTGTCCATGACCAGCGTGCAGCCTGATCCTGGAGCCGGGTACAGATGCAGCGTCGAAAGCGGGTATCCAGGGCGAATTGCCATCACTTCAGGAATTGACCCGGTAGTGGACTTGTCGGGAATCGCTTCATACTCGCCAAGGGCTACGACACGGAGCGGATAATCAATGCCGCCTTGGGTGATGTGCGCCTGATAGATGGTCGTCGGTCGCGTGGTATTGATTGCGCCGCCGGAGCCGATGGTGTAGCTCGCAACACCTGACGTCAGGGCGAACGATGTTTGCGGGACAGATGCGGATGTATAGCGAGATGCCGCCCATGACGCCAGCATTTGATTCATCGCGGACAGGCCATCAGCTGCTTCTTCTGCCGACGGCGGCTCGATCGGCGTGACAACTCCGATCAATCGCAATGCGCCTCGCACTACATCATACGCTGTCGTCATTTTTCACCCTGCGCTTGCGGGTTTTTACGGGTTCAGGTTTCTGCTGATCCGGCTCAACAGGATCATCAATTGCCGTCGTCTCGGGCGGACTGCACTCGGCCCATCCGGCACGCTCGAACATCGGTACATCAGCCGGTTGAACCATCTGCCAGCCGTGTTGCGGGTGCGTCATGCGTTTCATGGCTGCATCCAAATTAGAGCCATCCGTGGCGGGTGGATCAGTTGCTGGCGACGATGCCGATGTCTTCCAGACGCGCCTCGACCTGGGCCAGTCGCGCCTGCAGGTTGGCAATGACCGACAGCACGGAATTGCCCTCGTCCTTGGTGACGAATCCGTAGCCGCTGGAGTTGGTCAAATCCTGGATGGCGTAGTCAGGAGTGCCTGGAGCGGAGTGGGTGATGGTGGTCAATTGGGCGGTCAGGGCAGCGCCTTGAACGACCGGCGTGACGCCGTAAAAGCCCACCTTATCAGTGGTGGCGATGCCGATGTTGGTGCCCTCGGGGCCGTTGTGGCCTACCGAGTACGGAGCTTGCGTGGATTGCAGGGCAGTATTTGCCATGATGTGTTACCTCTCAATTCGTTGCTGAAAGGGGCTGTCTCCAGCCCCTGCGTCATCAGTTCGTGATTCGGCACGCCCATTCTGGGCGCAGCGTCGCCATGCCGTACAGGATGTCGATACGACACAGCAACTCATCGTTGCGGATGTCGCCGTCGAACCACACGCGCAACGACAGACCGTCCTGCACCCGGCGAGCACAGTTATGCGCACCACCCATCAGCGGCAGGTCGGCCGTGATGAACTGGAATGCCTCCTTGTGGTACATCAGGTTTTGCAGGTAGGTCGTCGAGGCGTTGCCGACAAACGTCACAACCTGGGCATTGAACGCGGTCGTTGCCAACTGAGCACTGGCGGACGATGCGACATTCTGGCGCGGGCCGGTCAGGTAAATCGTCGGTGATACCGTGATCGCGCCGCCAGCAGAGGTGGTGATGACCGTGAACTGTTGCAGATGGCTGTACGCCTGCTTGGTTTCCGGGTGACAGGCATACACGCCAGCGACAGTAAACACGGAGCCGACAGCCGGGGATGCGATCAGGGTGTGCATGTCGATGGTGGAGCCGCCATCGGTAACACCGGCGTTCGCGTCAGTGGAGCCGGTCACGTCGCTGCTGTTGGTGTGGGCATACATGCGCTCGTTTTCGTAGAAATCAGCGCCGCCAGTGCGACCGAGCATACCCTCGCGATACTGCTCCTTGATCTGGGTGGAGTCCTGGAACAAGCCCTTCAGACCGTTGACCAGGCCGCCGGATGTCACGGAATCCAGCATCACGTAGCGGTTGCCGTCCTTCGGGGCCAGGTTCTGGTTCAGCTTGGCACGGGCCGCGCCAATCGCGGCGAGGTCGCTCGGCGGGGTGCCGGGAGTGCCGACGCTGTTGTACACGCGCTTGGTAGCGTAGCTGATAAAATCGCCTTCGATGCCTGAAATCAGCGCGGACATGGCCGGGACGAGGTATCGGTCGGAGAAATCGCCGATGCTGTCCGGGGTAATCAGGGCCAGCTCGGCAGAATTGAACCGCATGTCAACGTGGTCCTGCGTCGCCACGGTGATGGTTTGGCTCGACTCGGCCTGGTCCTGCACATCCATGACGCGAGAGCCACGGGTGCGGGTGTACATGTTCGGGTTGGCAACGCGCAATTGGTCGCCCGGCTTCCAGCCGCCCTTGGACTTGAACGACTCGTCATACTGACGGTCAACGGTGCCGATGAAAACGGACTTTTCGTGAGCAACCCGCAGAGCCTCGCGGGCCAGCAGGTCGGGAATATTGAAGGCATTAGCCATGATGTGTCACCTCATTTGCCGTCTATCGACGGTAGTTATCGACGTTTACGCTGTGCGTCCTGACGCCTGCGGAATTCCGCGTACTCTTTGTCGGTCATGTCTGAAACAGACTTGGAGCCGGTGCCAGTCGCTTTTACAGCCGGCGCGGGTGGCGGCGCTTGCGTCACCTTCCGTTCCGGAACCTTTGCGCTCAAACGGGCAGAAATGCGGCCCAGTTCCAGCACTTGTTGACGCTCAGTCATTGCGTTCAGGCGGTAGAGTTCTGTCGGATTCTTGGCGAGATGGTAGGCCACTGCTGGTCCGTCATCCGATTCAAGAATCGTCTCCATCACGGCGTCACTAACTCCAATAGCGGCAGATTGCAGCACCGCATCGAAATCAGGATTTGCCTGACGTACGGCAGCAGATCGTTCGTTGAAACTGGCAAGGCGCTCAGCATTTTTCTGCTGAATAGTGCGCTGTTGCTCAATCTCGCGAAGTCGCTTGCTTGCCTCGAACTCAACTTTCGCATCCAGGTACTGTTCCAGCGTCTCAAACTGCGACGGGTCGGGATCTGGTTGCGATTCCTGCGCTTTGCGCTCGTTTTCGGAAATCTTCGCTTCCAGTTCGCGGATGCGTGCTTCCCGTTCGTAACGCTGCTGCGTCAGTTTGTCGATGCGTTTCTGAACGCCTTTAGGCAGTTTTGCGGGGTCGGGTTCGTGGTCGTCATCGCCCGCATCATCTGCGGTTGATTCTGTGCCAGTATCCGGCGCGGCGTCTGTCGTGGTGGGTTCGTCGGCTGCATCAGCCTGCGGGGTTGCAGTGGTCTCGGCTGCGGTAGGTTCGACCGATGGCGCGTTGTCGATAACGCTGGGTGAATCGCTCATCAAAAAGGCTCCGGCGACACGGAGGCGGAGGAGATACCGCCGCCGTGTGTGTAGGGATGGTGCGATGTCATCACGACATTGCATCAGCGGGATAGCGCCCGCTGTCGTCACTACATCATAGGCTGTTGTTCCCCGACGTTCAACAGTCCGTCAAGGTCTGTTTGCTGCATTTCTTCAGGTTCAGGCATCATTTGCCGCGCTTCTTCTTCCCGCATCCCATCATCCACCTCTTCAGGTTCGCCAAAGTTTATGCCGGACTGTTCCGGCTCCTGCTCGTTTTCCTCGGTTACGTCTGGCGCGGATGCAGCCTGACCCATGATGTTTTGCGCCAGGATCTGAGCAACCTGCATCGACAGAGCATCAAGGTCAGGGGTTGATGCCGTCAGCTTTGCGGTTTCGAGCATAGCGCGCACGTCGATTTCGTATTGCTTCAGTCGGCGATCTTCGTCCTTGTCCTCGTTTTCCTCCTTCAGCTCCTTGTTTTCCTGTTGCAGTTGAGCGATGAGCTGCTTTCCCTGTTCTATCATCTGCGTGACCTCGGCAGGAAGTTCCTTTTCTTCGTTTCCTTCCTCATCGCCGATGATGTTGGCTGGCACCGTCCGCTTGAGTCGCTCGGCAATGGCATCAGCGCCATCCCAGTCCATTGATTTCACAATGAGGTCGCCAGCGATTTGCATGATGGCAGGGTTCATCTTGGCAATTTCTACCATCATATTCAGCGCCTCGATGCGCTTTGTCGTGTAGCTCGGGCCGACGTCAACAACAAGATCATATCTGCCTGTTGTCAGGTCGTTTACCGGCTCGACAACACCATCATCGTTGATGCGGGCGCTGTTGATTCTCTCCAGGGTTTTCTGACCATCGATGCCCATGATCTCGATAACGCGCTCAGTGTCGTAGATTTTCGGGATAAGGTCGATGATGACACGGGCGCTGTAGCGGATGGCGCGGCTCAGGTTGTCGATGTAGGCAAAGTTCGCCGTGTCTCCCTCGCGTTGACGGGCAAGGATAGCGCGGCCGGATGTCTCGTTCGATTGCTCTCCCAGGGCCGCTGAATAAATTCCGGTCGTAGCCTTCATTTCATCGACAGCCAACAACGCTGCCTGCTCAAAGCCTTTGTCCTGCATACCGGCATTGAGGCGCTGCGGCGTGGCGGCTGTTGGGTCAGGGTTGTACGGAAGATATGGCAGGTTCCCGGACAGCGCATCTGACCAGAGATCGTCCAATCCATCAAGCTGTTTTGTCGTTACCATGACCGGCGCTTTAGGCGCAAGCGCTTTGGTCTCGGTGTCGATCGTGCGCCAGTAGTTATACATGCGCTGCGGGTCTTTTGCGTGACGGACAATGCCGCGCAGGATGCGTTTCCCGTCAACCATGTCCTCCTTGCCGTTGACGCCGATGATCGGAATATATCGGCCAGCCCAATCAGCCTGCTCAAGCACTTCAGCGCCGGACATGATGCACATTTTCACGACGCACTTTTCGGACTTGCGCTCGCGGATAACCAGTTCTGGCGCTGTCGGCTTGTCAAATGTGGTAGTTCCATCGTTCAGCAGATACAGCGTTGCCGGTGTGCGCTCCTTGTACCAGTATTCGGCAATCTGCATGTTGTCGCCAGATGCCCACCCTGCTTGCATATGCTCAGTCTGGAAGTTGGATTCCGATGCTTTCGGCCAGCGCGCCTTGAACTCGTCTTTGCTGATGCTATCAACAACGATGGCATATTCCGCATCGCTGTAATCTGGCTGGATGGACGACGGGTCAAAATGCACGTTCAGCGCGTTTGGTATACGCTCGATCATGATTTCCTGGTCGAAGGTGTCGTCGTCAACGTATCGGGTTTTGACACGCCATGCGCCAAATCCAAATGTTGCCGTCTGCTCAAGGGCGGTATCGTAGGCGAAATCGGCATTGCTGCGGTTTTCGATGCTGCGGATCAGGCCGCTGTAGATTTTGGCAACCTCGACATCGCCATCCTCTCCTGCAAAAACCTTGATGGCGACCTTGTTCTGACGCGCGTCGCCGATAATCTGGTCAATGAACGCTGGCAGCCGGTTGATCGTCTGCATCGGCCGCCCGGCGCGCATGGTCTTTACATCGTCCGGCCACTGGTCGCCAGCAGCAAACCGCTGATCATCAATCATGTCGACGCGGTTTTCCTGTGTTGCCTCGACGGACGCCTTGTAGCGCCGCATCGCTTCCGTAAACAACGGATCTTTTTCGCTTTTCATTGTCATGCCTCCCGGCATTACGTATTAGCCCATCCACGCATTGCGGGAACGGGGCGGCTTGATCTTTAGCGGGGTTGCGGTTTTTTCCTCAAACCCTACAGCAAAATAACGAAATGCATCAGCGCCGTGGCTCGACCAATCATGCGCAGGTTTGGCATGTGCGCCGCCGTCCTTATTTGTTTCGTAATGATAATACTCCAGACAGCGTATTCCGTCGGCGCATTTATCATCAATCCACACATTTGGCATGATGCGGCGAACAGCCTGGATTCCGTTGTCGATTCCGACCTGCGGGACGATGCGTATTTTAAGGCCAAGTTCTTCGAGCATCTCCTGCACTGTTTTCCCGGTGCCAAGGTTCGCATGGCGCGCATCGTGTGGCAATCCGTGCTCGGCGTAAACGTATCCGCGCGATTGCAGCATCTGGACGTAGTGCGTCAGCGGCTGGCGGTTGGCGCTGTAGTAATCGATGACTCGCATCTGCATCCCGACAGATTGCACAAACCAGATTGCCGTGTTGTCGCCAAAACCCAGATCCCAAAACGTATAGACCGGCTTTGATGGCTCATAAGGCACGCGGCCTATGCGACCTTCCTCGCGCATCTTGCGCATTTCGTCGGCGTAGACAGCGCCATCAAGCACGCGCAGGCAATGACCTTCCCATGTGTGCAGGTATAAGTCCTTGCTTCCTGATTCCTCGGCGTGCCTACGCTCGTTCTCCAGTTCGACAGGAAACCACGGATTGTCGCGCCAATTCACGGCATTGCTGATGCAGTCTGGCGGCGGGTTGGCGATGAAGCGCTGGTAGGTCGGGTCTGTCTCCAAGTGAGGATTGAACGTGACCCATATCTCAGAGCCGGGTGCGCGTATTGTCGGGATGAGAATGCGCCATGAATCGTCCGTGACCTTCTCGGCCTCCTCAACCCAGCACACGTCCACGCCTTCCATCGACTTGATGCTGTTTATGTTGTGGCGCAACCCCTCAAAAATGAACTGAGAGCCGTTCGCGCCCTTAATGGTTGTCTTCTGGATTTCGTAGAAATGCGACAGGCCGAGCGATTCAACTTGATCTGATAGCAGTTTGTGGACTGATTCAAGGATGGAGTTCTGCACCTCGCGAGTGCAGAGAATCCGCATGGGTTTCTGTGCAGCCATGATAAGCAATGCCCGCGCAACTCCCCATGATTTACCGGAGCCGCGTCCACCATGCAAAACTTTGTACCGGGATGGCTTGAATAGCAGGCTCAGCTTGCGCGGGAACTGCGCGTCAACCTGCTTTTTCGGGATCATGGAATGTGACCGAGATGCTGACCGCCTGTTCTATTGGGCCGCCATCCTTGCCTGTATGTTCGTTCTGGACTTTGTCGCCGTATTTTTTCGGAGCGACGCGAGCGGTTTCCCACTTGATGTTGTCGCACAGCAGCTTGGCGCGGGCTACATCCTCGACGGTTTCGGCGATGTTCTGCATTTCAGCGACGCGCGCTTCGGCGTATTCCTCTCTGGCGCGCGCGTGCATGTCCCCCAGTCCTTCGCGGTCAATCGCCACATAAAGCTTGCTCCTGGTTATTCCAAGCTCCTTGCACGATTGGACAATCGGAACGCCATCGGAAAGCAGCGCCAGAACGTGAATAGCTTCCTCACGTGTGGCCATCACTCCCTCCCAAAATACGATTTTGCCGCATCACTCAGCGTGTCAGCGCCGATATACCCGAGCGCGCACACAAACGTAATTGCGGCATTGTTGGCGACATCGCCAGGAAACCCAATGCGCGACTCAAAAACATAGCGGGCTACTGGATGCAGGACGGTTGCAACCATGCCGAAAATCACGCCCTCGATCAAACGTGCTGGCCAGCGTTTACGGCCATGATACCAACCACGTAACACGACGATTGCAAACGTCATCACCGGAACCAGCATCATCCGGCACAACTCATCAACGGCCGACTCAAACGACCGCGCTTTCATGCTGTCACCGCCTGATGTGGAAGCCACGCGGCTATCAGCATCACGGTTGTTGATACCAGCACGACAAATATCAGTTTCATTCATGGCGCTCCCTCAGTGCGATTCCCAGCGCGCAGAACGCGATTCCCAGCATCATCAGCATGTCGTTTTCCGGTGGCATGAGCGCGATGCCGATGATCATCGCCCCAAGGCTGCCCCAGGATGACGGCTCCTTGAATCTGGATCTGCGGACGGGCTTCATTTTGTCACCGCCGGGCAGAGCTTTAGCGTGATCTCTGGGCAGACCGGAATTTGCATGGTGGCGCACCCGGTAAGCAACAGGCAGATGATGGCGGTTTTCATGTTTGCGCGCTCCACCACTGTTTAACATCAAAACACGGGCATTCTTTCAGCCAATCGCGGCTGTCAATTTTCCCGTCCTTGTTCGTATCGCCGAAAAAGTCGCGATGGCCTTGAATGACGGCCTTCGGATATTTTCCGTGAAGGCTCAGCAGCAGGTTTTTCAGGGAAGTGAACTGGTCTTGCGTGAAATTGTTCTTTGCCTTGCCATCAGCATCAATTCCGCCGATCAGGCAGATTCCCAGGCTATCTCGATTGTGTCCCTCGACATGCGCGCCCATCTTGTCTTCAGGTCGTCCGCGCTCAATCGTGCCGTCGCGTTTGATGACGTAGTGATAGCCGACGCAGGCAAAACCACGGTCAACGTGCATCCGGTGGATCTCGCGAACGCCCATGATGGCTGTCGGTCTGGTGGCGGAACAGTGGACAGCGATGTATTTGACGCCAGCCAACGCAGACAGCTTGCCGAGCGGTAACGCAATGGGGCAAGGTGATATCTGCATGGCCAGCCTCTAAAGAAAAAACCAGGCGGTCTACCGGGAAGGGGATTGTTGGATATTATCCCTCGCCTTGATGGGTTGGCAAGTCTGGATTCTCCAAGTCACTGACAAAAGGCGTCCCCATGCCAAGCCACCGACACCCGCACATGGCAATCGGGCAGACGTCGTATCCTGGACACTCCGGCTCATCTCCGGAAAACAGTTCTGCCTGCATCAGCTCAGCACAGGCCGACACGTCACGCGTGCAAAGTACCATTTCCGACCCGCAATCCGTTCGTTGAGATGGCGGTACATCTCGGCGGTAAAATCCGTCGGCATGGCCTTGTCTGCACGGAAATCAATTACATCCTCACGAATGACATCGCCATCTTCGTACCGGATCACCGCCGAAACCTTCCAATTGCGCGGTTTCGTGCAGTATTTCGCACAACCGTTTTCATGCCTGACCGCGCCGTCAATGCCGGATGGCAGGACGGTAAACGCCGCAAAAGGCTGACGCTGTAGTGGTTTTTTCATCTCTTATCACTCACACAGACCATAAATCGAGGAGCACAACGGCGCATCGTCAAGCACGCGGAGCATGTCGTATTGCATCCCACCTCGGCTGGTCTTTGCCCACTCCACACGCTTTTCGATGGTTTGCTGTGCCGACCACTCATTGTCATCAGACGGGGCCGCGAAGAACGTAGCGGCTCCGCGCTTGCTGGCAAGTTTTACGGCATTCTCCCACATGCGTATCCGCTCGATGGCCTCCGGAAACCGTCTGCTGATTTCCAGAAGCTCATCCTTGCGGCAGTTGATGCACGGCATACAACCAACTCGACCCATGCCTTGCGAATACAGTGGATTTTTCTTGACGCCGTGCTTGTCGTGCATGGCAAAAACATCGGCAGCCGTCCAGTCCAGGATCGGGCGGTAATTCCACAATTCCGCGCCTGTATCCTCGCGGCGCGATTTCAGTTCGCGCTCGGTCAGCGTTGACCGGCGCAGGGATTCATCACGTCGCACGCCTTGCCACGAAACAACGTCGTCCCCGGCGTCCAAAAGCGGGTTTTGCACCTGCCGGATGATCGGGTTGCGCTTCAGTTCCTCACTGCAAAACGCGGCTTTGCTGGACGGAAATCTGCCCTTCCAGATGCACAGGTCTAGGAACGGATTTCCGGTCGGCACAAGCGCAGCGGCTGCCCGGTCAATGTTGGCCTGACTAACTCCTTTTTCTGCCCACTTGGTCAAAACATACTGGCGCTTGCCTTCGATCTGCTGCGAGAAATCTGCCGCCACGCGGCGGATGGGAAAAACGTTTTCGTGCAGGTATTGCACATAATCGTATGTCTGCTGGTGCTCATTGCCGGTGTCAGCAAAAACGGCTTGCATGTTTTCGGCGCTGCGCTCGATGGCCAGCAAAAGCAATGCCGTGCTATCCTTTCCACCAGAAACGCTGATGATGTTGTGCTCTGTGTTCATTCCAATATCTCCCAAACGCTCACAACAATTTTCCCGCCGGTCACGATCTCGCCGGAGTTCACCACGCGCAGGTCGTGGATTTGGCTGTCGTCCAGCATCACCCCAGCGGCAACCAGGCCATCCAAAACGCCTTTCAGCAGGTTATCCAAGTCCCTAACCCGTCTGTCAGGGAAAAATACCGTCAGCAAGACACCTACGCGCCCGATTACGGCATTTTTTCGTCTTGCCAGTAGCTTCATAGCGGAAATGAATTGCAGCGCCTTCTCGGACTTCCTGCGGCCTCTTATCGTTTTCCCTCGTTTTTTGTAGATGCATGGTTCCCAGTAGTGGTTGACGCTGGGAGGGTACGGCAGTTCGACACAATCAAGAATCATCATTGCGGTTTCCCCCAATAGACGCGGCGTACGGCTCCTGCCCGGTATGCATCCATCGCCGCTTGCGGGCTGACGCCATTGCGCTTGACGTACTCCTTCACGCAAAAATACTTCAGCCCGTGGTCTCGGCAATGCTGCAACAGCGAGGCGTTTTTCCCCTCGTAGTCGATGTTTCGCGCCGGTTGCTTGACGATGCCATTGCGGCTGAACATGCGGACAGCGC